TTTCTAGAGTTTCTTGATAATATTCTATCTCTCGTTGTTTCTTGAGCCTAGATTCAATCAGGTCTGTCAGTGATATTACCTCTGCCATGATAATCTATCAATCATTGCATTCTTAGCATTACATTGAAATACAACAATAGGCCGTAATTCCTGACAATACTTTGAAATTGGTTGTCCTTGGTGTATCTGGTCACAGCTGAAAATCATTAACCGATCACCAACATATGAAATCAGAGTGTCACCAACCAATGTCCCACCACCCCAATTAGATTGCCAATCCAGTTTTGGATAATATATCATGGTGAAGTCACAAGCGTCATAATGAGCTTGTTGTTCCAACCCATGAGTATGACCAAGAATATAAGAGGAGTTAACCGAATCTAAACCCTCTAATTGGATTGATCCTACCAAATCTTTGAACAGGTCATCAATGAAAGGTTTTCCGTCAGAATACCAGTGCTTGTTAAGCAAGGGCGGGGTTACTGGTTGGTGCTCATATGACCATTTTAAATGAGATATCTCCTGATCATATTTGTTCGTATCCAGAACATTATCAAATATTTCAATCATGGATTTTTCCTACTCTTGGGAACGTCCCATACAAAGGTCAGCCTATCAACATCGCCATTGTTATATGACATATGAGGACGTTTATTATCGAACCAGAAAAATGTGCCAGGGTCAATCTGATGTGACTCATCCTCAACCGTATAAAGATATGTACCCTGTAAAGATAGGTGATACCTGTCCCGTGTTAGGTAGTAGTCACCTTCATCAATATGAAGACCTAGTGTATCGCCGGGGCGCAGTCTAAAAAATGCTGCTCTTGAATGTCGATGCAGTTTGTAAGTCTTTAACCATTTCCTGATAGCAGGATAACGGTAGTACATCGGAGTATTCTGTTGTAGAACAGTCTTCTTTGGGTCATCGTCAGGGTTCTTAACCGCAGCCATAGTGAGAGGCAAAAACCCGTATGGTTTTGTATCTCCAGCAGCACCATTAAGTGATCCCGCAACAGCCCAATCCTCTTCTTTAATATCAGAGAGGATAGCACTTACATCAATGTTTCTTTCAATAAATCTGAAATGACTCAATTATTATTTCTCCCATTTATAAAAGATATGGTCTTGTATTTCTACAGTCCTTGTCTTGGTCTTTGCCCATGCAGGCATTACATAGTCTGCATGGTAGTGTGTTGCACCATCAGTGATATCATAGAACGGCAGTTCATTTGACAAGATAGAATCAGCAAGACTCAACATCTTATTATATGTAGTCTTACTCTTTGGTTTGTCTGACTTACCATCACAGAACCATGAGAATTGGCATCGATGCTTGACAGGAATTCTTACTTTGGGGTCTTTCCATGATGCTCTATCTGGACCTTCTTGCACAACTCCACAGATTGTATTAGGAAACCTGTCATCATTTACACGATTAAGAACAACTGCTGTGACAGCCATCCATCCGGCAGTTCCTTGGTTCCTTGCTTCATAATACATGTTCTTTGCAAGACAGGTTGCAGACTCATCATATTGAACAGTGGGTGGATTGGGAGCTCCTGCAACAATCGCAGTCCCGATTACAAATGCTTCAAGTCCGTTCATGATTCACCCATTTGTTCAGTGAGATACCGTTTAGCATAGTTGGATGCTTCTTTGCTCTTGAAGTACATCCCAACATCCTCAACCACCTCATCAACGGTAAAATCGTTCATACCACCGTAAGAGTATCCATTACAGAAATCTTCGATGTCCATCATCCAGTTTTTCATCTTAGACATTAACAGTCTCCTTTACATTCCAAACCATACCATCACGCATTGCACTCGCAGTAAGAAAAACCTCATTACCGTTCATGCCCTCAAAGACCAGATTGATCTTGTCACCGTTACGTTCAACTCGCTTCAGTCCAACAAGTTCCTCAGCAACTACACCACCCATATCAACTTCAATCATACTGTATATTCCTTTTCGAACTTTTTCAACAGATCACCTTGCATGGCATATGCCTCAATCTCCCAAGGCTCATCCTCATACGCAGTGGTTTCATCATAGACCTTACCCATGTACATCTTGCGACCATGAGTCAAGTCTTTCATCTTACGAGTGGCACTCTGCCAGACATGCACCATCTCATGACAAACAGTCTCAATCAGTTCTCCACCCGTCAGATTCTTATCAACGTCGATATAGAAATCACGATTGTCTTCACCTTCGTAACACCAACCAGCGACACCCTCACTCTTGAGGTTCTTGATATTGACCTCAATCTCAAGGGTACGCATACGAGGCATCAACTCACTGATGCAAAAGTCAACAACGTCCTCAACTAGAGCACGTTTTAACTTCGTAGAACCTATGACATTGACGTAGTTCATATCAACCCTTTTTCCGATTATGTCTAACTATACCATAAAAAAAGGAATCTGTCAACCCCTAAAATACGACGAGGGCAAACCACCCCGCCGCAAATAGGGTTAACATGAACAGGGTTTCAATCGCAACCGTAGCAATCTTCTTCATAATCAATCTCCTAGAGATAAAGAGGGCCAGTCCAGTTGATGGTGTAACCACCGTCGAGGATATTTCCCCGTGCTTTGTTCCGAGCAGGAGCAGCATAACCAGCGGCTTTCAGAATGTCACCCTTCCGAAATTTCTTATCGTTATCGGTGTTGACAACAAAACCCCAAACGCTACCACCTTCGGTAAATACCTTGATGTATTTATTACCAACCTTGAAGGTAATCTTCTCGTTGAACTCAGCGATCATCGTCTTATTGGTTTCCGTCAAAGCGTCTAGACCTCTGGCATCAGTACACCGTGTGGTCCAGTTGAGGTAGTCTGCTTTGATGTTCTCAATCAGGGCGGTCATTTCGTTGTTCATTTCTCTTTCCTTTTCTCAGTTTATAATTAACTATACCATACGGATTCGAATATGTCAACAAAAATCGTAGCGTCTAAGTCATTGATTCTAAAAGAAACTCAAAAAAAGTTAGCCACCTGACGCCATACCTTTTGCTTGTGGATACTGATCTGGTTCGATTCGTTTATATTCATCATCCCAATCAAATGCTTCTTTGACCACATTATCAGACAATCCCTTGTATTTACGGTGTAGAGTCTTATTCTTTGCGGCAACCAACAGTTCTGCTTCATCTGACTGAAGTGCTTCAAGCATCTGAACAAACATCATCTCACGTTTATTCTGATGCATGCCGGGATTACCGCCCTTGATGAAGTGATACAATTTCCTGACCTCTTGCTGCAATGAAGTATGCTCTGTTCCTTCTGGTGCCTCATTCGGTGTGTATGGTACATCACCTTCGGGTAGTTCCCATTCGATATTAGGGTCAAAGGACGACTTGCAAATCATGCGAAGTGCATCAGTCTGATACTGCCTCAAAAATTGAACTTTCTCTTTCTTTGTTTTGATCTTAGAAACCTGTGTCAAGATTTCAGCAAAGCTGCGTGTGTATGTGTCTATTGCCATTAGAATTCTCCTATCGATTCAACGAGGTTGCGTAGCCTCTTTTGTGTAAAATAATTTAGTAGTTTGCTGCGGTCACCATCTGGTGCATCTTGATACTCTTTCAGTATATCAAAAAATAACTCAGGTGGTGATTCCTTGAGGTCAATCAGTTTCTTGTTTCTTTGAAAGTTTCGTTTGACCTCATCATTAGGAAACTCCCCCCCAACCATAGTCTGAATTTTCTTTCTGCTTAGAGGTTTCTGTCGCAGCCCATCCACAAAGGTATTGTCTGGTGATAACACGTTAGGAATACCGTCACTACTGTCGCCTTTTAGAACATGCTCACTCAGATAGATATCTGGGTCAATTCCGTTCACAAACTTCTTGGTGATAGGACTGTATTGTGCCACGTTACGGAACTTCTGCAACTGAATGAAATCCTTGTCGCCTGACAGGATCAAAGTCTTACCGTTGTCGAACTCCAACTCACCACACAGTGCAGCAATAATATCGTCTGCCTCTGCACCATAGACCTCAAGATGTTTATAGGGAAAGAACTCTTTCAGTTCTGCCTTGATTGCGTTCAACACTTCGAAGATAGCATCCCAATCATTCGTAGATTTTTCTCTACCCTTCTTGCGACTATGCTTGTACTCAGGGTAATAGTCTCGACGCCAATAGTGTTTGGAGTCATAACAGAGAACCAGTTCGCCATACTCATCGCAAAACCTCGTGCGATACATGCGTAGAGAATTGAGGATCATATGGCGAACCATATCCTCATCAGGTTTAGTCTGCTTTGTCATGTGCAGATGCATCATTACGGATGCAACTGAAATTTGGTTCATATCAACTAATATCATAATTATTCTTTCATTCTATTTAGTAATCACTGTAGCATTAAAACTCATCATACGCCGTTCGCCCTCAACTGAGAATGGGTATACAAGATGTTTCAACCAAGAGGGAAACACAAGGAACTTACCCGCCTCTGGTTTGAATTTTAAATTATCACATCTAAATGACTGTGTTTCACCATATGCAAATTCAATCAGTCCCTTGGCAGGATAGTGGTCTTGTAAATCTTCTTCCCACTCATCATTCATACCTTCTGGCACCTTCAGATAGATACCACCAGAGAAATCCCCGTTATGGTGATGAAAAGGATTAAATTCACCAGCATACTGACTAACTACCCAGCTGTGATCTAAATGAATATTATCTAATGTGGGTTTTTTATTCCAGTTCGCAGAGTCCGTTCGAGTCCAAGGATTATTTCTACCTTTCTCAAGCATATAATTCAAATAATCAAGACATCCTTGTTTCACAGTTTTAGACAGATATGCCTTATCTTCAGCACTAGTAAGAGGAATTAAAATTTCCTTACTGACCTTACCAACCAGCTTGCCGGACCAATCCCACTGTTTACTTTTTTCTTCACTGGAAAGAACATCATCAGATACATCATTAACGATCTTTACAAATCGCTTTGACACCGTAGTTTCTAAAATTGCTGGACTAAATGGTTCATGAAACTTCTGGGTCATCATAATCATCCTCTACTAAATTTGCCAATTCAACAATAGTTTCGAAGTCAACTTCTGTTTCATAAGAGCCTCCTTCATCATCATGAATATCAACGTACTCTTCCATAAACTTTTGTGTTATGTGGTTCATTCCCATATCTCTATATATGGAACCGTTCACCATCGAAATAACCATTGCCATATCACGAATGAAAGTCTTTGCACCAACATCAATACCATTTTCACTCATGGTATGAATCATCTGAACCATCAAACTCTGAGTAAGTTCCTCAGCGAATTGAATGTTCTGTTGCATTGCAATGATATCTTCATTAGGAAGTTTTACTTCTCTTCCGCTTTTTACGGGCCACGGGCCCTTTATCACGTTCTCCGGTGGCGGCGTCTCTTGGTCGTTCATTTCCATATTCCTCTTCATGCATTTCTTGTGTATAGACGCATCCCATATCAGGATAGAAAGTACCTACGTCTCGTTTCGGTTGTCCCTTGCGTGGACCATACCAATAGTAAGCAAGTGCGATACACCGCTTACGAATTTTACCTTGCTGGTGTTCACCATAGAAGTCATCAACCCAATCGCCAGTGCGAAGATATGTTTGACAGTTTCGAATATAACCCTCATGGTTAGCAAGTCTCGCTTCTGCACCCTTGACTTTCTGTCTAACACCAGCACGTTCAGAACTCGCCAAACCCTTCTGTGTTTTAATCCAATTCTTCACATTGGCAGGAGACATGGGGTGGTCATCAGGTAGACCACGCAAATTTTCAGCAATACCAGATTTACCGTAGTCTGGGTTCTTTGCTGCCCTTGCCTCTCTTGCTTTTGCAAGACGTTCTGATGCAGCCTGCCGTTGTTCCTCAGTCATGGGTTTACGGCGTTTGCGTTTCTTAGGCGCTTTCCATTCACTATTATCTGTGGTCGCAGTGATTTTCTTTTTAGCCATTGTCTATCCTATTTTATTAAATACGAAACCAAACCATTTGCCATAATTGCAGTTGCAACCGCATTGACTACAATTAACGCACGATCATTCCAGATGATTGAAACCCACAACCAACCAGCAACACCTAGAAACTGCAAAAGCATATTCCAAGGATACATGTTATTTGTTGTGGCAATCATGGCCATGATCAAAACTATAGAAGATATCCACTTGATATACCAACTTAAAGGGTGTTGATGTTTAAGCGGAGTAGACGTTGTAGAAGGATTTTGATGTTCCTTCAATTCCATTTTCAGTATCCTTGTTCTTTCATTCGTTTTTCTAGATTACGTTTCTGTCGGCGTTTAGCTGCAGCACGTTCGTGTCGCCTCTTCTCACCCTTCGATGTGTAGAACTCTCGTTCTCGCAGTTCATTAAAGAACCCATCTTCTGTGAGTTTCTTTTTCATAATCCTCATTGCCTTGTCAACATTATTATTACGCACTTCAATTTTCACAATTATCTCCTCATCTTTGCAATCTCTGTTGCAAGTTCTTTATTGTCCTCAAAAATAGGGACACTGTTAGATTTATGCATAGTGGCAATGCCAATAAGTTTACGCTCACCACTATATATATTTGGTTCTGGTTTAGACATCGTAGAGTCATAGAAAACTTGGTCGGAGTTGTAAGATTCGAACTTACGACCCCCTGCTCCCAAAGCAGGTGCGCTACCAGACTGCGCCAAACTCCGTTTAGGTTTAGTTTCTCTGGGTCCAGACACACCCATCTTCTTGAGAAACTTTGCGTGTTTACGCTCAGCCTCTAGGACAGACTTGGACTTCTTCTTTTGTTTGCGCTTGCGTGTATTCGTGGTCGAATAGTACACAGGCAATAAATGCATACCGCTCATAATTCTAACTATATACTATTGATTAGGATTTGTCAAGTAGTTTTCTTGGCTTCTTTTAGTGCCTTTGCAATCAACTCAGAAATGGGAACAAGTTCCTTGTCACCATCCTTATCCAGCACTGTTGCAACAAAGCCTTCATTTTCAAGGGTATCCAACATTGATGAAATAATTGATTCTAACTTATCATTGACAGACCAGCGACCAGCATAGTATGCTGCAGCAATTGCACCTACTGCAAGGGCCGTATGTAAATAAACATCCATAGTTCTATTTATCTCTTTTAATTTCCGAGTGTCTATACAGTATACATGAAAAAAAGAGTCTTGTCAAGACATTTCTTTGATTATTTTATTTCGTTGTTGCGATAAAAACGCCGTTCCAATCTTTGTCTAGTGGTTGAGTCTTCATGAATACACATCTCTCAATCCACATGGTATAGTAGTTTCTCATTCTTCCATCAAATTCTACACTCAAATCATTGCATAAACGAATCGCATGGTCAAACTGTTGATTGCGATAATACTCATGCATCTTTATGTGTTGACTTTCTGCAAAGCCCCAATTAGTATTCTTCATCATCCAATCCATCTCACTCAAAACGGTGTAGATACGAATACCCACGGTTTTACCTTTGACTGCCAGTTCATCGACCTTGAGATAGAAGAAGTCATTCTTAGTCATGTCATAAGTAGACTCTCCTACCAGCAGTAGACAACCATACTCTTTACACTTGGACTCAATACGAGCAGCAGTCGATACCGCATCACCTAGAACATCGTAGCTATGACGTTTGGTACTTCCCATCTCTCCAAGGTAACCAAGACCAGTATTAATACCAGCGCCCATGCCAACTGGTGGACGCCCCTCAGAAACGATTTTATCATTAAACTTCTCCACTGCACTCAACATCTGTAGTCCAGTTTTCACTGCGCTCCTTGGGTGGTCATCGTCGTCTATAGGTGCATTATGTATGTGCATAGATGCGTCACCAATATACTTGATAACCATACCATCAGAGTCTAGAATAGGTTGCGTGATTGCATCCATATATCCATTCATAATTTCTGTAAGACCCTTGACATCATCACCGAAACTCTCACCCAATGGTGTGAACCCACGAAGGTCAGAGAAGCAAATGCTGATCTCTTTCTTCATACCATCTTTGATTAGTGCTGGGTTTTCCTGTAGAAGACGAACCACGGTAGGTGAAGCATACCCTGCGAACTGTTTCTTGATTTCCATCTTCTGTTTGTATTCTTCCATGAACCGTAGGAACGCAGCAATAGCCCAGACCACAAACATAGTAAGGACGGGATAGGACCAATCTACCAGATAACTATACTCTGTAAAGAGGTAGGATGACCCGTAGAAGGAGCCAACAAGAAAAATGGGCAGTAACACTGCACCAAAATACCACGCCATTGTCAGTACAACAATTGTGAGGATTAACGCACCGGCACCACTGACTGCAAGTTCTGCTAGGTCTGTCCAGAATGGTCTGGTGATATTGCGACCTGTCATCATGGTCGCCAGTGATGCAGCAA